CTGGGTGGCTTGCGTTGTTCTTTGCGACGGCGCCAGGTTCAGCTTCGACAATCTCTGCTGAAGTTTTCTTCGAAGAACTGTAATGGCAGGACAGGGAACAGCAACGTTGGACTTTGGGGCTTTCCCCGGGGCAAGCGATGCGAGCGTGGCGGTCACGGGACAGGCGGGGATTCTCGCCGGTTCCCTGGTCGAGGCATGGCTGTTCCCTGCTGCTACCGCAGATCACACTGCCGATGAGCATTGGGTGGAGACCATAGAAGTGATGGCCGGTAACGTGGTTGCGGGTACGGGATTCACTATCTACGGGATCAATGAATGTCAATTGACCGAGCCATTGACACCGAAAGGCACGGGCAGAAATAACGTCACGCTGGCGGGTGGATTGGTTTCGTCTAGCGCTGCTCAAGCGCAGATGATCGGCGGACAAGGAACTCGTTTGTATGGGAAATTTAACGTAGCTTGGGCGTGGAACTAAATGGGCAGACAGAGGACGGATCATGTCCATAGATTTAACGAGAAAATAAACAAAACAGATTCTTGTTGGATTTGGTCCGGAGGATTGTCTGGAACCGGTTACGGTAACTTTTGGCAATCTCCAGAAAGAAAAAACATTTCCGCCCATCGTTTTTCTTATGAAATGGAATTTGGAGAAATCCCAAGCGGTATGCAATTAGATCACTTGTGCAGAAACCGATCTTGCGTTAACCCTGCGCATCTAGAGGCCGTGACTGCTAAAGAAAATTTGTTGCGCGGGGAAACTGTTAATGCAAAAAACTCCAAGAAAAAATTCTGTCCTAAGGGTCACCCTCTTATTGATGGAAATTTAGATGCTTGGAGCTTAAAGAACGGAATGCGATCTTGCAGGGCGTGTAAAAACAATCGGCAAGGCAAATACAATCTCAGAAAGGCTGGGTAGGATCATCGCAATCCAATTACAAGGCAACGGCGGAACAGTCACCGAAGTAGACGGAACAACGTTTCGCGCACTTCGCACTACGATTCGCCCTACTGATTATGGTGCCTTTGGCAACTATCGCTTGTCCACCACTGTTGCTTTGGTTGTGACACAAGCCGCCAACGGAACACTGTTCTCGTTCAGGTGGGGAGATGCTACTCGTCTGTGTGTAATACAAGATATACGGCTTCAATACCTTCAAACGGCGGCAGCTACGGCAACGATTATGCCTTCATTTGAAATAATCCAAGCGCGTTCGTGGACTGTCTCAGACTCTGTTGGAACGGCCGTGACATTGACGGGTAACTCGTTCAAGAAGCGCACCAGCATGGGTACTACTTTGGTGACGGATATTCGCAAGAGCGCGGTTGCCGCTGGCCTTACTGCCGGCACAAGGACTCTGGATGCTGATGCAATTCTCCAGATGCCTACGCAGCAAACCATCACGACGCCTAATGCAACTTTGTATTCTGCCGATCTGGACTTTGACTCTGGAGTAGCGCACCCGCTGGTGTTTGCACAGAACGAAGGATTCATTGTGAGAGGCCCGACTGTGGTATTTGGAGCGGCAGGAACCGCCAATCTAGTGGTGGACGTTGCTTGGGCTGAAGTGTCAGCTTACTGATGAATGTCAATATTCCTAGCAGGTGGCGTAACACCACCCGCAGCACCGAGTTGGATAATCGGATGGAATCAACCATCCTATAGTTTTACCCCTGAATACTGGGTAGACCGCAGCGGACAGAGATTCCCGTTTGCGGTAGCAGTAGCAGTAACCACTCCGTTCTTTGTCTATCAGACCGAGCCGCGCAAGTGGATTGAGCCTGAAGCATTTAGAAGCCAGGAACAGTCATTCAGGCCGTTCTTTGTTCAGGCTGGTCTTTCGTTACAGGCAAGGCTAGAAGCCAAGCGTAGGGACGTTGAGCCCGAGATAGACGTCAGGCGGGACACTAGATTCCCGTTCCCAGTTGTTGTTACTCAGACAACTCCGTTCTTTGTATATCAGTCCGATACACGTCGGTGGAATTGGGAAACGCCCCTTCCTACGCAAGAAGCGTTGCGCTTTCCGTTTTCGACGGTTGTTGTCCAAACGACACCGTTCTTTGTTTATCAGTCTCCGCAAAGAACATGGTTCGAGACAAACGACCAAGCGCAGCGTAAGACCGAGTTCCGCCCGTTCTTCACTCAGAATGGACTGAATCTACCGCTCCAGGTTGAGAAGTGGTCGCGCATAGAAGCAGAGGGCCAGCCGCGGCAATACGATGGATGGGGCGCTTATAGGCCATTCTGGACCGCCCCTCCTGTTCCGACCGGCTGGACATCGGCATTCAGTGTTGAGAAGTGGCACAGGATAGAGGCCGAGCCGTTCCGCAGAGTTAGTGAAAACGGATGGGATGCGTTCAGGCCGTTTGCGCCTTATGGCGGACACTGCGCATTCAACCCGTATGCGTTCTCGGAAGCGTTTGACTCGTGCCGGCCGCACTGCGCATTCAATGCGACCGCGTTCAGTCCGGCGTTTGCGTCGTGCCGCGAGGTCGAGGACGAAGATCGGCACACGCCCGGGCGAGTCATTCGCGATGACTGGTGGAAGGCCAAGCCAGCCACGCATCCCATTTCCGCCAGATACGACAAAACACCGTCTGATTACGCGGACGAATCCGGAAAGATCAGCAATGAGGTAGCCAAGTTAAGGGCCGAATCCGCCCGATTGCGCATTGAGATCGTCAGGTTAGAGGCTGAGATCAATGCGGACGGCGTGAGACGGCTGAACGAACAGGCAGCAATTGAGCAAAAGCTGCTTTTTGCAAGACAGGCCGCATTGCTTGTTGCGGTGCAGGAGGCAGTATTGCTCGAAGAGATGGAAGTGATAGACGTAGCCTACATCGCGGCAGTGATTGCCGTTCAAACGCAGTGAGCATTCACCTGGGGAATTGACAATGAACGAAGAAAATGGTATAACTGGGACCGGAATCGAAGCAACGGAAGTATCCGATCCGATTCAACCGGAGCAATCCGAGCAACCCGTCCAAGCCACGGAAGAACAGAAGGCTGAAGAGCAAACGCCGGAGCAGCAGGAAGAAAAGCGTCAATCCAGGCGGGAACGGGCAAGAGCGCGAGACGCAGCAAAACTCGCCGAGGCCCAGACCGAGGCTCGGATGTTACGCGAGCAATTGGACCGACAGCAAGCCAAGGCCGCACCTGTTACCGACTCTGAACCGCAGCGAGAATCGTTCGATACCCTTGAAGATTACCATCGCGCCCTAGCACGTCACGAAGCGCGGCAGGAAGCCTCCAAGCTGATCGAGGGACAACGCAAAGCCCAGACAGAGCAGGAACAGAAAGCCAGGACCGAAGCGAGTGATGCGGCGATTGCTAAGTCATGGGAAAGTTCAGAGGTGGCATTTCGAAAGGAAGCCACGGATTACGATGAGGTAGTAGGCGAGTTCATCACCGCCGAACTGCCGTCACTGGATGCCAATGCAAAGCGCGCCATCCTTGAATCAGATATCGGGCCAAAGCTGCTGTATCACTTGGCTAAGAATCCAGAAGAGGCCGAGCGCATTGCCAAACTCTCACCGGTCAGACAGGTGATTGAAATAGGCAAGATGGAAGAGCGTGTTGTGCCTGTCAAGCAAGGTTCCAAGGCTCCGCCCCCGGTCAGTGGCGTGAAGGGATCGAGCGCCATTCAGAATTACCGCGAAGATATGTCCGATGCCCAATACAAGGCGTACCGGAAAGCAACCGGAGCCAAGTGGGCGCAATAGTTAACCAAGACAAAGGAAATCAACCGTGTCAAATACCCTAGTAACAAGCTCCATCGTCGCACGCGAAACGCTGCCGATTCTGGAAAACATGCTCACCTTTGCCAAGTTCGCCAATCGCGATTGGCAGGATGAGTACACCTCGAACATGTCCCGCGGTTATGCCCCGGGCCAGACCATCAACATCCGCAAGCCTCCGCGTTATACCTATCGTGCTGGCCGTGTCGCGGTGCCGCAAGCCACTGTCGAGACGACTGTCCCATTGGTGCTTCAGCAAGGTGGTTGCGATGTCAACTTCACCTCTCTGGAACGCACCATATCCCTTTCCAAGCTGGAAGACAAGATTGCTGCCGTCATTGCGCCGGTAGCGAACGAAATCGACCGCCAGGGATTGCAGATGGCGCATTACAACACCTACAACGCGCTGAACAGCACGGGCGCCTTGCCCACTACCCAAATCGGTGCCATTCAGGTACTGACAGCCATGAATCAGCGGCTGGACGAAATGGGCGCGCCGGTCAAGGATGGCGAGCGTTATGCGGTGATCAACCCGTCCCTTAACGGCGCGATGATCCCGGGCTTTGCTGGCCTGTTCAACATGGCGGAGCGTGTGTCGGGTCAGTACAAGACCGGCTACATGCAGGATGCTTTCGGTATCCATCCCGGCATGGACCAGAACGTGGATGTTCACACCAATGGCGCCGCGACCGCGACCAACATCAACGGTGCCGGTCAAACCGGTTCCGCGATTACGGTTGTCGCTGTGGCTGCTGGCACGCTGACCAAGGGAACGGTCATCACTCTGCCGGGCGTGTTTGCGGTCAATCCGCAGTCCCGCACCTCGACCGGTCAGTTGGCTAACTTTGTGGTCACTGCCGATGCTCTGGCGGGTGCGACGACCATCAACATCAGCCCGGCCATTGTGACCTCTGGCGCTTTCCAGAACGTGACCGCCTCCCCGACCACTGCTACGCCGTATGTGATTCTCGGCGCTGCCTCCACGAGCTACAACTGCAACGTCGGCTTCCACAAGGATGCCTTCACGCTGGCGATGGTTCCGATGTGGGCACCGGCTGGTGGCAAGGGCGTTATCTCAGTCGCGCAAAAGACTCAGAACGGATTCACCGTCAAGGTGACCGAGTTCTACGACGGCGCGAACGATAACAGCATCATGCGGGTTGACGTGCTGTTCGGATGGGCTGCGACCTATCCCGAACTCAGCACCAAATACTACGGCGTGTAATCCCTCAATCTCAAGCAAAGGACATCATCATGGCAGTTACTCTAGTACGTCCCTATGTGGGATACGCCGCAGGCACAGTGGTCAATCTCCCGACCAATGTGGAATCGGCACTCGTTGCGCAAGGTATTGCTGCGACCGCAGCCGTTGCGAACACCTCGACCGGCGCCGTCACGGCCAATATCACGTCGGGTATCGCGGCGATTGCGGCAGGCTCCTCCTCGGTTGTCATTACGAACAACCTGGTTGATGCCTCCAGCAAGATCATTGCGTACGTGTCTCAAGCGGCGGCTGACGGCACTCTGCTGCGGGTTGAGCGGATCGTCGCGGCAGCGGGATCGTTCACCATCTTCGGCACGGCCAACGCAACGGCTACCACGCTGATCGCATGGGCGCTGATCCTCCAGCAAGGCGAGACGCAGCTCAACTAAGGGAAAGGGGGCGGGGAAACTCGCCCCTTCTTAAATGGCAACAGCACTTGATCTCTTCAAGGATGCGCTCTCCCTGACCAATGCGTTGGGCGTGGGGCAGGAACTGACGGCGGACGAGTCCCAGACCTGTCTGCGCGTTGCCAATCGCATGCTGGACAACTGGTCTACGCAGTCCCTTACGGTCTACGGACAAGCGGACCAGACCTTTAACACCGTTGCCGCACAAGCAACCTACACGATAGGCCCGACGGGTAATTGGGTGACCACTCGCCCCATTCACATCAACGATCCGGCCTACACCACATACCAGAGCGTGTCGTTTCCCATGCTGTCGATGACGCCACTGGAATACGACCTGATCTATTACAAGACACAGCCGGGCGTGTACCCGTACCGGTACCTGTACAGCAATGACATGCCGAATGGGACAATTACCCTCTGGCCAGTGCCTAGTGGCATTGTCCCTGTCACGTTTACAATAGAGCGAGTACTAACTACGCTCACCAATCTGAATACCGTATTCGCGTTTCCGCCCGGGTATGAGCAGGCTTTCGTATATAACCTCGCCATTCTGCTGGGACCGCAGTTCGGCGTCGAGATGAGCAATTATCCCGACACCAAGGAGATCGCCGCAAGTTCACTTGGCGACATCAAACGCGCCAATGCCAAGCAATCGCTGCGTGTGATGCGATCCGGTACTGAGTACAGCGATCCGGGCCGTCAAGGCTCTCCGTATGGATGGATGGTATGGCCGTAGCCCCTCTCTATGGCATAGGGATGGCGAACGGGCAGACGACCGTTATCACGTCGAAGCT